AAACGCAATCAAAGCAAGAACTAAATTAACTTTAGATCAAAGAGATACGTTATACGAAGGTATGATTAACCCAATGGCGACATTCTCAAATGTAGGTGTAGTTATATGGGGTAATAAAACTTTACAAAGTACAGAAACTGCACTTAACAGAATCAACGTTAGAAGATTATTGTTACAAGCTAGAAAACTTATTTCAGCAGTTTCTATCAGATTGTTATTTGAACAAAACGATTCAGTTGTAAGAAACCAATTCTTATCATTAGTGAATCCAATTTTGGATAACATTAGAAAGGAAAGAGGTTTAACTGACTTTAGAGTACAGGTAGACAACGATCCAGAAGCTATAGATAGAAACGAATTAAATGGTAGAATCTTTATAAAACCAACAAGGTCGTTAGAGTATATCAGTGTTGAGTTTAACATTACTAATACAGGTGCAAACTTTGATGATATCTAATAAAAAAATAATATGGGGAGAATTTCTCCCCATTTTTTAAAATATAATATTTATATAAAAAATATATTATGACAATCAAATTAACAGAAACAGATTTAAGGAAAATGAATCGTAGTAATAAAGCTTCTATAATTATTAAAGAAAATTGTAATAAAGTAATAAGAGAAAATAAAACAATTAGTTACGATCAATTATTTAACACTATATGTGAAACAAGTAATGCATTACATAGAAAAGGTGTTAAATCAAACCAAATTAACGAAGGTATCATGGATGCTTTAGGTTCAATTTTTGGAAATAGTCCAGATGGATTTATGCAATCATTTAAAGAAAGAATTATTTCTTTTATCCTACCAAAAATAGGTATTGACGGTGAGTTACTAAGTTTCTTAAAAGTTGCATTAGGTAACTTAGAGTTTTCAGACCTTAAATTATTTTTATCTCCATTAGATAACTGTGAGAAAATCGCAGATGTCTTAACTGATAGTATTATTGAGTATTTAGGTGAATACTTATTAAGAAAAATGGATGTAGGTGGAGGATGGATTTCTGACACATTCAGAAATGCAGCTTTCGAAGCACTTAATAACGATGGTTTCGTACAAGATTTACAAGATAAATTTGCACCAATGTTTTGTGAAAAAATTAGATCAGCTTTCGGTTCTAACGCAGAAGAAGTAGTTGGTCAAGATATTGTAGATAATGTAGAGTAATATTTATAAAAAAAAGATGAAAGTACAATTAACAGAATCACAGTATAACAGATTGGTAGAATTTCAAAAAAGAGCTTACTCTTTTGATTGGGATGATAATATTCTTAACATGCCAACACATATTCACTTAGAGAAGAAAGTTGGTGATGAGTATGTACCAGTAGATGTATCAACATCTGAGTTTGCAGAAATGAGACATTTGGTTGGGACTGAGTATAGACTATTAAATGATAATCCTTTAGAAGCATTTGTTGATTTTAGAGATTATGATGCATTTATTAGAGATACTAAAAAAGCTATTGAAGATGGTTCATATGGACCTAGTTTCAGTAAGTTTAAAGAAGCATTAAAGTATGGTAACGACTTTTCTATTATCACAGCAAGAGGACAATCTCCAAAGGCACTTAAAGATGGTACTAAAGTTTTAATTGACATGACTTTTAGTGATGAAGAGAAACAAATGATGATGGATAGATTAAGAGGTTCATCAGTAGATGAGTATTTATCTCTACAAGATTATCATCCAGTATCTTCAGATGAGTTTAAGGAAAAGTTTGGTTCTGAAGGTGGTGCTGAGAATCCTGAAATTGCTAAAACAATTGCTCTTAGAGATTTTACTTCTAGAGTTGTTAATGCAGCTAAAGAATTAGAAGGTAATCCTGAATATAATGGATTAAGTGTAGGGTTTAGTGATGATGACTTAAAGAATGTTGAGTTAGCTAAAGAGTTTATTGGTAAAGAATTAAAGAATTCATATCCAAACGTAAGATTTTTAGTTTATGATACTTCAGACCCTAAAGATACTAAGAAAAAAAGAATTGTTATTCAGAAAAGTTAATTTTTTAGATAACAGATATTTATAATAAAGAATAAAGAAAAAAATTAAAACAATAGAATTATGCCAGATATGTTAATGAGGATGCCCGTACCTTACGAGCCGTTAAGACAAAATAGATTTATACTAAGATTTCCAGCAGAATTAGGTATTCAAGAATGGTGGGTATCAACAGCATCTAGACCAAAATATACGAGTGAAGAAACAGAAATTCCTTTCTTAAATACATCAACTTATGTTGCAGGTAGATTTAAGTGGGAATCTATTTCAGTAAAATTTAGAGATCCAATCGGACCATCAGCTACACAAGCTTTAATGGAGTGGGTTAGATTACATTCTGAATCAGTAACAGGTAGACAAGGTTATGCTGCAGGTTATAAGAAAGATGTAGAATTAGAAATGTTAGACCCAACAGGTGTTGTTGTACAGAAATGGTTATTAGAACAAACTATGATAGTTGATGCTGATTTTGGTGGATTAGATTATAATTCATCTGCACTAGCTGAAATTACAGCAACTTTAAGATTCGATAGAGCAATCAACGTATTCTAAGAATTAATTAAAATTTTATTATACTAAAAGCCTTTCAGTAATGGAAGGCTTTTTTTGTTTATAATGATATTTATAAAAAAAGATTATTTCATATGAAAGATATAAAAGAACAAATAGATAGAATTAAACAACTCTTCACAGAAGAAAGGTTACACGGAAACTTAGTAGAAAATGATAGTGATGAGTTACTATCAGAGGCTAGTGTTGTTGATATTGGGTATAAGACAATTAATAACTATATGAAAAATAAAGTTTATACCGATGGTGATAAATCTGTTTTTTTAAATAAATTTGCGACACCTAAATATTTTGAGAAAATAAAAAAATTAAAAGAAAAGAGATCAAAAAGATCAATTGGTCAAGTTGCAATTAAAACTAGAGAATATGATGAAGCAACTAACTTTTTTATGGTTGCAGCAGATGAAGGTTCTAGACAATCTGAGTTTATTAGTGCATTAATTAACTATATTAAAAAAGAAGGTTTTGAAAACATTGATACAAATAATTTCAGTAAAACGCTTAAAGCACATAAAACACAGCCACATAGTAACGGTAGAATATATAAAATTTTTGAGGTTAAAGGATTAGAGAAACCTAAAAAATATCAATTAGATAAAGAAGCCACCCCTACAGATAAAGAAGATAATACAGATGCGAATAAAGAAGTAGCATCAAATAAATCAGTTCAAGGTATAAATAATAATATGTTTGGTGCAAAATCACCTAAAATCAAAACTGATGTACCTGATGTAGGTATAAGTGCGATTGATGATTCTGGTGAGAGTCAAGTATCAACTGCTAAAAATCAACCAAAATCTGAACCAGAAACAGAAGTTAAAAAAGATACACCAAAACCTGAACCAGAAACAGAAGTTAAAAAAGGTGTAACAAAAACAGGTGATTTCACTAAACCACTACAAAAATTAGGTGGTTCACAAAAGGGATATACTTACCATTTAATTGACACTAAAAAAGCAGTTAAAAAAGATAAAAATGGTAAAGTTGTTGCAACATATATTAAAGAATCTAAACTAAATAGAAAATCTTTATTTGAGTCTGTTACTACATTTGACATAAACAACTCTTTAACAGAAAACTGGAAATGGGTTGAAGGTAAAGATGGTCAAGGTCAAACTTTTAGTAATAATTTAAGTGATAAGTTTGATAAAGCTATTGCTCAAATCAGTGGAGAAACACCTGTTGATTCTGAAGTATCTTCATCTAAAGGAAATACAGATAGTACAAATACATCTGTTGATAGTGGTACCGAAACTGATACTGGTGATGAATCAACACCTGCATATGAATGTATAGAATATGATGGCGAAGGTGAAATTACTAAAATTAATGGTGTTAGCGCTTTCTTAATAGAAAATGAAGCTGGTGAGGGGATATATTTCCTTGCTGATGGTAAATTAATATATCGTAAATTATCTGGTAGTAAAATTGAAAAATTAACAGGTAAATATGATTGTAATGAAGATACATTTAGTTTAAGTAACGGTGATGCTGGTAAACTATCAGAAGCAATGGATTCATTTAGTAAATATAAAGGTGGTGAAGAAACACCTAAAGCTGGAGGAGGAACTCCTAAAGGTGGTGAAGAAACTCCTAAAGAAGATGAAGGAATATTAGATACTGCAAAAAGAATGTGGAACAATTTTTGGAAAGGTGATTCTAAGACTGAAAGTGTAAATGATGTCAAATTATGGTTAGGAAATAAAGGTAAGGATTTTCTCATAAAGGATTTTGCAAAGGAATTCCCAGAAATATATGAGGGAATGATGGATCAAGTAACAAAAGATGAGTCTTTTGAAGACTTCGGATCAACTTTGGATCCTGTTGGTAAAGAAGAGTATGAAAATGTCTTCGAAGTATTGAGGGATTATGATGAAAAGGGTTTAGTTCCTTTATTTACAAAAATGTATAAAGAAGAATATAATTCAGAATTACTGGAAGATATAGAAAGTGCAGATGACGAGAAAGCATGGGAGGATACAAGAAATGCTATAATTAAACTTTTAAAGGGATACGAAGATAGTAACTGGTGGGATAACTTAGAAGCTTGGGCCAGAGACTTTGTAAAAGACACAATAAACCCTTTTTCATAAATAAATAGGGATAGTATAAAAAAATATTATGAAAAAAATTATAATTACTGAAGGTCAATATAAAAGACTAAATGAAAATATTGTTGTTGATGTTGCATCTGATATTGGCGGTGACGCTGTAAGAGATTTACTTTCTGCAATTCCTGGTGTAGGTGACTTAGGTGTAGCATTACCATCAATTATAAAAAATCTAAAAGAAATAAAAGATGGGTCAGAATCCCTTACTAATTTATTAAGTAACGGATCACCAACAGAGGAAGAGGTTCGTGATTTACAAACTGATATCATAACTGATATACTCGATTTATTTCAATCGATATTAGGGGCATTTCCTGATCCAGGATTAACGGAAATTATCGCATTTTTAACAAGTATAAAATTTAACGCATTAAGAGTGATAGGTGGAGATGAGTTTATTTCATATATATCTTCACTTCTTTCCAAAAAGGATGGTATTATTAATACTATTGGGGATAGTATTTCACCAATATCTCAATTAATACCTAAAGAAATAAACCCAATCGTAATTGTTACTGATGGTTTTGATGCACTTGCTGAAGGAGAAGAATATATTAAAAATTTAAAAGAAAGAACACCATTAGATCAAAAATTATCAAAAAAACTTAATAAATTACCTCAAAATATTATGGGTGAATTGGGTATGGGTGATATAAATTAATCATTATGAACAGAAAAATTATAATTACAGAAAGTCAATATAAAAGAATATTTTCTGAAGGAGTATTATCTAAACTTAGTAGTGTTGCTGTTGATGGTGGTTTAGACACTATTAGTGCTGGTATAAATACAATACCTTTTGTTGAATGGGTAGTTGCTGGTACAGGAATTATTAAGAATTTTGCTGAATTAAAAACTGGTACAGAAGAATTAAACTCTTTGGTTGAAAATTTATCAACTGAAGAAGAAATAAGTGATGCTCAATTAAGTATTATTATTGATATTGTTGATTTGGTACAAAGGGTTATTGAGATATTACCTGCGCTTGGTATAGATACGGGATTATCTTTGTCTATTAGTGCTTATCAAAATGCAGCAATACTTTTTAGTAGTGAATATATTTCTTCTTTTTTAAATAAAGGTGAAAAAATATTAGAATACTTAAAAATGTTTGAGGAATTAGCAGAAACCCATATTATGAATTATAAACTTTTACCGGATAGTTTAAAAGTACATAATATAGCTTTAGATGCTTTAGATGCTTTAGGAAAATCTGCAAAATATGTAGATAGTTTAGAAGAAAAAACACCATTTAAAGAAAAATTATCAAAAAAACTTAGTAGGGTACCTCAAAACATTAAAGATGAATTGGGACTGGGTGGTATGAATTACTAATATTAGTAATTATCACAAAATTTACTTAGAGATATTTATTATTATAATTAATAAATAAAAAGTTTTACTTATGGAAAATATTGACAATACAAATACTATGTCACCAAACTATGTGCCTGAGGACTTAAAGGTACCATATGATGTCTTAGAATTACCTTCACAAGGGTTATTATACCCTAATAAAAAATCGTCACTTAAAGTGGAGTATTTAACCGCTATGGACGAAACAATTCTTACATCCCCTAACTTATCACAAAATGGTAAGTTTTTATCTGTTTTAATTGATAGAAAAATAAAAGATTTAGGTTTCCCTACAGAGGATTTATTGGAGGGTGATAAGTTGGCTATCCTTATTTGGTTGAGAGCAACTGGATATGGTGAAACATATTCACAACAAGTATATGATAAATCAACAAATAGTTTTGTAGTAGGTGAAATTAATTTGACAGAATTAAAACAAAAAAAATTAGTGATTACTCCTGATGAAAATGGTGAGTTTGAATATCGTTTACCAAATAAAGGATACTTAGTTAAGTTTAAGTTTACTACAGGTAAAGATGAGGAAGCGATTGATACCATAGATGAGGATAGACAAAAAAGATATGGTAGTGATGTTTCTGAAAGGCTAATGATTAAGTTAGAACAACAAGTTACTGAAATTAATGGTGAAAGAGATAAATTAAAAATATCTAACACATTAAAAAGGTTACCAATTCTAGATGCTAGACATTTAAGAAAATACATTTCTGAAAATGAACCAGGTATGGATTTAAATGTAAAAGCTTTGATTCCTGGAGGTGAGTCTATAGACACATTTCTTAGATTCACTAGCGATTTTTTCTGGCCTGAACTCTGATTACCTCCCAAACGTTTTAAAAGAAATTAACTACTTAATTAAAGTGGGTAATTACACATATAGTGATATAATGATAATGCCTGTTTATATAAGAAGATTTATGCTTCAAAATCTACAAGAGTCTATGACTCCGAATAATACTGATGATTAACATATTTATATAATATAATCATTAGTTATGGATTTAAATAAAAAAATTAAAGAACAAAATAGAATTGTAGAAGACTTAAACAACAAGATAGATAACCTTATTGTTGAGATTTTAGGTGTTGCTGGTTTAGTAGTTAATAAATCTAGACCCAAATATAAAAGTACTCCAAATACATCAGGTGATTATTCCGGAAACGTATTTAAATATTTAACAAAGGCATTAAGTCGTATCTCACATGATGGTGATGGTGTTTTAGATGGTAATCAAAATGATACAATAAATACATTATACTTAAAGTTTGATACCCCTATTAAATTTATTGGTGATTTTAATGGTAAAGAATTAAGTCCTGGTTATTCCAAAGCTTATAGAGTTAACTCATACCATAATAGGGGTTCTAAATATATTATATCTTTATTGGGTAGTGAAAACAATTCTTTCATTGCTAAAGGGTTAGAAGATGTTGAACTTATAATTAAGTTAGATAGACCTATCGAAAATATTAAGGGTGAAATAGTACCTACTTTAATACAAAAAAACACTAAAACAGGAAAAGAAGATGACTTATCTTCAGTAGTTATGGAAATAACAAAATATAAATAGTTTTAATTTATGAGTGAATTTGATGATTTAGAGGATGCAGGTAAAGGCTTAACAGGTGAAAATAAGAAGGAGTTTGACAAATATCTTAATGAATTAAAAAAGGTTCAAGATGCATCAAACATAAAAATTGACATAGATGGTTGGGAAAAAGCCACCAAAGATCTCAAACGATATGAAAAAGAGATTGACGAAATAGAAAAAAGAATAAATAAAGCTTCAGGTGACAAAAAAGTTGAATTAGAAAAAATAAAAGAAGTTGCGGAAGCTGCTAAGAAATCCGCAAAATCACAGATTGATTCAGCGGCTTCAGTTGAAAACCATATCTTTAATAGTTATACGAGTGCATTAGATAAAATTAAGGCAGTAACCCTTAACACATACTTCCAATATGATATTGGTGAAAAAATCGCTAAACAATATAAATCAGTAAATAAAAGTTTAGGTATTACTGGTGATAGGGCTTTTGCAGTATCTAAGAATTTTAGAGAAGCGTTACCAGATATTGAAAGAATGGGTGGTACTGCTGAGGATTTAGCAGAAACCTATAAAGCATTTTCTGATCAATCTGGAAGGCAAAATGTTTTAAGTGCACAAAACTTAAAAAATATGTCTGCCTTTGCATTATCTACAGGACTTGCAGAAGGTGAAGCGGCTAGATTATATGAAAGATTTACATTAATGGGGAAGAGTATTGACGATTCTCATAAAATGTTAAATGAATTGGTTAATAGTTCCAATAAGTTAGGGATTAATTCGACAAAAGTATTAAAATTACTTACACAAGAAATGTCTTCAATGCAAAGAATGTCCTTTAAGGGTGGTGTTGAAGCAATGACTGAGATGGCAAAGCTTGCTGTTAAGATGAGAATGGACATATCTGATATGTTAGGTATGGCAGATAAGTTTTACGAGCCTGAAGCGGCTATTGAGGCCGCAGCTCAATTACAGTTAATGGGTGGTGATATTGCTGCTGCCTTTGGAGATCCTTTTGAGACAATGTATTTGGCTAGAAATAAGCCAGAAGAGTTGTCTAAGAAGCTTCAGACTATGACTGAAAATATGATCGAGTTTAATAAAGAAACTGGTGAGTATGATTTACCAGCAGAGGCTAGACAACAATTATCTTTTGCTGCAGAACAACTAGGTATCTCTAAAGATAGAATGATTGATTTAGCTTTCCAATCTTCAAAAATCAAAGACATAAAAATGAATGTGTCAGGTAATATCGCAGATGACGATATGAGAGAAACATTGGCAGGTATGGCTCAAATGAAAGATGGTAAATGGGTTGTAGATGTTGGTGGTGAACAAATAGATATTGCAGATATTACACAAGAACAAGCAGATAAACTTAAAGCGTTTAGTGATGAGAATATAATGAAAACTCAAGCATTGGCAACTCAAACAAATACTGAAGCAATTGAAAATAATACCAAAGCAATTATGACAGATATTGCAATTAGTACTGGTATATATGAAATTACAGAAGCTGGTATTAAAAAGTCAACTCAAACAGCATCTCAAATATTTGGTAATATGATGGGTGGTATTAGAGAGTATACTAATGTAATTAGAGATGGTGCAACGGAGTTTATGGGGAGTAGTGATACTCAAACATCAAATTATTTATCAGAAATTGCTTCTATGTTTGGTGGTAAAATCACAGGATTACTCAAAGAATCTAATTTTGACAAATATAAGGATCAAGCTGAAGGAGGGTTTAAGGAAGTAATTAATGTGTTTGAAAGAAATAGTACAATTGCTAAAACTATAAATAATATGGACGAAGGTCCAACTAAAATTTATGCTAGCAATGCTTACGAATCACTTAAAACTACATCTACTGATAATACCACTAATAATACATCAAATATTGATGCCCAAAATATAAACACCAATAGAAGTGTTAATTTATCAAACAACTCTCAAAAGGTTAATGTTGACGGAAGTGTTAATGTTAATGTTAGTGTAACCGCTGATGGTAGTGGTGTTGGAAACCTTACCGATGAGGACAAGAAAAAAATACAAAAAGATATTACAAATTCAACAATTAAAGGAGTTAATTCTTTAATGGATGGTGGGTCTATATCTGGTCAAGACAACTTAATATTACAAGAAGATAATTTTTAATAATTATTATTTTCACAATAGACTTTACTTTCCTAAAATGTTTGACATGACTTGTATATATAATAACAAGAAAAACAAGTAATAATAACAAGAAAAAACAAGACTAGTTATATATTACTAGTTAATAATATATTATAATATAACTAGTTATATTATTAATTATCCCGGGAAATTTCTTACAAGCTATTTATAATAAAAGAAATTTTTATGCCTAGAGGAATATTAAATAGGAATATTTACGTAGATGGTGTTTGGACAACTACAGAAGAGTTAAGGGATAGTTTGTTAAATAGAAATTTACCACCACCAATAACAGATTCTGTGATTGAAGCTGGATTAGAATCTTTTCAAGAGGAGATGGGTAATGTAGTATTTGGGCTACCCAATTTAGAAGAAAATATTTCTTTAGATAAGGAATCCATTAAAGATAATGAAACTAAAGAAAGAAACACTTTATTAAATTACAATAAATATTATTTAGGTGATGATAGAGATGAATATTATGTAATTGCACCCAACATAAATACAGAAGAGAAAAATAATGGTGACTACACCACTCAAAACTTTGGTCTGGTTGGATTTAATAATAGTATTGTTATAAGGAATCCATTCGACTCAATTGATGCTCCTAGAGACAATAATTTTGATTCTAACTTAGGTAATATAGGTTCAAATAGATTAGAGTTTTTATTAAACGAAAGAGTATCTCAAGCAATCATAAATGAAACCACAGGTAGAATTAATACCAACGTATTAAATATTGCAAATGGTGGTGAGTTTATTCAAAGTAATTATGATATAACAACACAAGCAAATATTATTGGTAAAGGTGTAGAATTATTAGGAAGACTATCTGGAACTTATTTACCAGTTAGTACAATACCAAAAGGGGCAATTGGGTGGCAAGAATATAATACTGCAAAGGCTAATTCAGGAAAACTCAAAGAAGGGTTTAATAAACTAATGATTAAATTGGGTGTATCTTCTGAATTAAACTTAACAACTGAAGGTAGAACATTAGAATTATTAAAAAGAACTGGTGCAGGACAAAAAAATGCTTTATTTAGACATCTATCATTAAATCAATATTCACCATCATATAAAAATCCTAGATTATTAGGGTTATTAGGTGATAGATTATTAGGAGAGAGAGGAACAGAAGGTAGATATTATATTGGTGACGAAAACACAACCAATAAAAAAGGTGGTGTAAATAATAGATTCACATCAAAAGATTTCATAGATACTGAAGATACCAACACCTCTATTGATATTGATGAAAATTTTATTTGGGGTGATGAAGATAAAGACACATTCCCTAGTCAAACAATATTATCTGAAACTAACAATTTAACTGAATTACACTCTGAAACAGGTGTATTCATAGATCAAACAAAAAAATTCTTTAAGGATAAGACATCGGATAAAGAAATTAGTAGAGGTAATGCAATCAAAAACAATAGTGGTGAATACGCAAGAGTTTGGTTAAAAGCTAGTGATGGTACAGAAAGAAGTAGAATAGAAAAAGGGTATTCCTATCAAAATGCAATAAGAAAAAGTGGGTTATTTACAAAGGATGAATCAAAAGCAGGATTCTCAGTTGATGCTAAAAAAGCATCGTTAAGTGTTTTACAAAGTAATGGGATGGTTAAACACTTCCCATATTTAGAAGAATCATTTACAACATATAAAAAATATATGTTATCATTAGAAAACTTAGCATGGTCAGATAATTTAGCTGATTTACCAATGCAAGAAATTGGACCTGGAGATTTATTAAGTGGTAGGAAAGGTAGAATTATGTGGTTTGCACCGTATGGATTATCTTTTGATGAACAAAGTAATACTCAATGGAGTGAACATAAGTTTATAGGAAGGAGTGAACCATTATATACTTATAATACCACAAGTAGATCTGGACAACTTAAATTTAAAGTTGTTGTTGACCACCCTAGAATAATAAATGAATATAGGGGAAGACAAGATAATGAAATTGAAAAGTTTTTGGCTGGAATAACATCACCTAAAGAATTTTTAGATTTTATTGAGGACAATACTAGATTAAATGTAACCACTAAAAAAGAATTAGAAAAGAAGTTAAATAGTATTGTTAGAGAAAGTGTACAAAAAACTACTGAAACTAAAGAATTAGTAATATATTTTCAGAATGATGTATCAGACGCACCACCAACAACATATCAAACAGATAAAAATAAAGATTATATAGACTTAGTAACTAATGGGGCTAATAGTGAAATAGGTAAGTTTTTATCGAACAAAGAAGGTAAATATGAAATTAAACTAAAAGGTTATGCTTCTAAATCAGCACCCGATAACTATAATCAAACATTGAGCTTGTTACGAAATGATAGTATAGAGGAATTACTTAAAGAATATACCCCTAAAAACCAAAAATTTATTAGTAAGGGGTTAGGAGAAACTGAAGCTGTTGCAGGTGAAGACGTAAATAAAGACGATGAACAAGCAGTTATTGATAGAAGAGTAGAAGTTGAAATAACATATTCAGTGACACCAGACCCTATGATTCAAAAAAGTGAATTAGATAAAATATTGGGTGATGAATTAGATATGGTTAATAATTTATTTATAAATGAAACAACATATTTTGATGTAATTAAAGATGATTATCCAAACTATTTTGACAATATTAGTAGTAGGATAAAATATTTTCATCCCGGTTTCCACTCAACAACACCAGAAGGGTTAAATACTAGGTTAACATTCTTACAACAATGTATGAGACAAGGTAATAGTGTTTATAGTGATACCGATAAACGTAGACCGGATAATTTATCTTTCGGTAGACCACCTGTTTGTATACTTAGGATTGGTGATTTCATACATACAAAAATAATAGTAGATACATTAAATATAGTTTATACTAATGGAGGTGACATTCAATGGGACTTAAATCCTGAAGGTATTGGTGTACAACCTATGACTGCTGAGGTAAGTTTATCCATTAAAATTATTGGTGGTCAATCATTACAAGGTCCGATAAATAGATTACAAAATGCAATGTCTTATAATTTCTATGCGAATACTGAAATGTATGATTCTAGATCTGATAGTATTGAATTAAATGAGGGTAAAGGTAAGATTGTTTCTGGTATTAAATTAGGTGAGGATAGGTCAAGAAATTTTGCAGAATCACTTAAAACCGAAATACCTATTAATCAAGAATTAACCAATGAAAAACAAGAAACTATAACAGAACCTGATTATGAAAAATTATTGGGTAAAATTGAAATTAACTCAAATAAAGAATTTGGTGATCCTGAAACTATTATTTTATCTAAAATTAAAGATGTTGAAATAGACCCATCAGAATTAATAGACGGGTCTGGTGAGAATAAAATAAAAGTTGTTATTACTAACCTTAATAATAATGAAGAAGTTTTTAATGGTTTTCAGAGAGAAAAAAGTTGGGCAATTCCTATATCAAAAATAGATAAAGTAAGACACGACAACTCATCAAAAATGAGTGATGTATATAGTGAAATAATAGGTAAAGAAGTAGAAATTGAGGACGAAGAAGACAATGATGATAGAGAAAGGGTAATTGAAACACTAAAAAGAGAATTAAAAACTTTACAAAAAAAATTAGAAACACTAATAAAAGATAATACAATTAAATTTAAGGTAAGAGCAACTTTCACTAGAGGTGAAGATGTAAGCCCTAAAACTAAATCTTACATATATAAGTGGGATGATGACCAATGGATAGTATAATATCAACGTAAAAAACTACATATATGGCAAAAGAATATTATAATAGATATAGTAAATTTAATATTAATGGTGTGTACAAGATATTACCATTTATAAAAATTAAACCGAAAAGTACAGATAAGACTGTTGTTTGGAGGTTACAAAGAGATAGGATGGATAAATTAAGTCAAGAGTATTATGGTAATCCTTATCATGGTTGGTTGATTATGTTAGCCAATCCTAAGTATGGTGGTTTAGAAGATAATATTGGTGATACTGAAATTATTAGAATACCATATCCTTTTAAAGATAGTTTACAACAATATATAACAGAAGTGGAAAGGTATGACACACTATATGGAATCTAACGGATTAAATGCAAAAGAAACAGGTAAATTAATACTAATTGACCCTAACAAAGAGTTAGTACAAAATGAAGACTTATTCATTTATGTTAAGCTAAAGGCATATAGTAAAAGTAGAAGTGTTATACTTAACGATAGTGGAGAAGAAGGTGGTAGTGTTGAATCAGATTCTGCCTCTAATGAAACAGAAGTTAATTTCATTGCAACTAAAATAGATCCAGATTCTAAAGATTCAGAAGGAAATTTTACTACCTATGCTACAACAGATTATACCGATATTGGGGGGTTAAATGTTGAAAGAGGTGCAGTAGTTGAGGGATTTGGTATTAATAGTATTGATATTACATATAATGCTAGTTTTGTTCCACAAGTTAAGATTAAGTTTATTGATGTAAGAGGTTCTTCATTGTTTGATGTTATAGATAAAGACAATAGAAAGTCACCATATAGTATGTTTTTCAAAATGCCTTACCCAACATTTCAACTAACTGTTAAAGGGTACTATGGTAAACCAGTTACATATTGTTTACATATGTTAAAATGGAATTCATCATTTAATGCAGATACTGGGGATTTTGAAATAGAGGCAAACTTCGTAGGATTTCAATCAGCATTTTTATCAGATATAAAAATACAAAATATTATTGGTGTAACAAATACTGATTCTGGAAATAAAAGACTTTCAGAATTATCAATGACTGATAAAAATGGAGGGACGTTTCCCACACCAAAAATGTCGGATTTCCTTAATGAAATTTCTAGATTAGAGATTGATTTAGCAGATATTAAAACAAATAGTGAATCTGCCGAAAGAATAAAAAAATTGTCTACGGCACAAAGACTATTAAAAAACTTTTTAACTTTAGTGGGTGCACCAATTCCTATGAATGGGACTAAGATAAATAGTGAAAGAGAGGCAAAAGATAATACTAAAATAGATGGTCAATCAATATTATCACCAAATTTTAAGAGAGATAAAAATTTAATTGCATATAGGGACTTAATAATTATAAAAGAAGAAGATGAAAGTGACTTTATCACCTATGCTAAAACGTGTTATTTGGCATATAAAGAATATAAGAAATATATTGACGATAATAAAACTGAATTAGGAAAATATAACCTAAGTAGTTTTAAGTTTAGTAGTGACCCTAATCAATTACCCCCTAAATCAACAGAACCTGGAACTCTACAAACAATCATAAATAAATTATATGATGAAGATTCTAATTTATTTAAGTTAGCGGCAGATAATACAGATTTTGATCCAAACACTAAAAGTGTATATAAAAGTAGTGGAGAATATCTTAAAAGATTTATCGGAAAAACAAGTTTTACTGAAAGAAATAATGTTGTTGTTTATGACTTTAATTCGATGAGAAACGAATTAAAGAAGTTAGAAATAGAAATAAACGATATAATAAAGGTAGATAAAGAGAAAGCTGTTAGTGAAATAAATGAGGAGTTAAGTAAAAAATTAGTTATTAACCCAACCATTAGAAATGTTTTTGAGGTTATAATGAATAACACTCAAGTAATGTTAGAAGAAATATTTTCAGTGGCAGTAGATGCTGAAACATATAAAACAGAAAGATTTGAAGAGTTAAACAGTGAAACAGACAATAATGATAAGAATCGTGTAATATATGCGTTTCCTGATGTGTTTGAATATAATGATGAAACAAAAGAAATGGAGAGAGTTTGGTTAGGAGGTATTGATAACATTAACCCAAATCACTTCCCTGAAATTAAGTTTGTTGATGATGTAATAAATGGATATATTAAGGCTAGTAATGACTTAAAAGAAATAAATAAGGCAGTGTCTAATACAAGAGGTGCTACTCAGGATAATTGGTTACCAATAAATGTATTAGATATTAGTATAAACCCATATTCTAAATTTAGTGGTAATTGGAGTAATACAGTTGATAACGTCCCTTCAGATTTATATAGGGTGGTTATACAAAGAGCAATGGGTCTAGGTGGTTATACTAATATAACTAATATAAACAAACCGAACACATATTTTGTATATGGTTTTATTGAGGGTGTAACAGCTTCTGATAATATTGCACTAACCAATGTAAGAAAGGATATTATAAACCAAAATTTTGATGTAGATAAGGCAATACAATATGCAAAAAATAATAATATTATCAAAGAAGAGGGTAGTAATTATATTTTAATTGATAAAGATATTAATAACGACCTTAAATTAGATAGGTTTGGAGACAAAAGATTTATTGTTGGTGATAGTGCATTGCAATATGTTAATAATGTTAACGGATTAAGTAGTAAGATTGAAAAGGAATATGAAAAAGAACTAGCCAAAATTAGAGGTGATTATAGTGATACAGATAATGGGATATTTAGTGTTAATCCGAACTATGTATACCGACATGATATATCATACTTAGTGTGGGGGGAAGTAGACTACGTAAATAAACCAAAGGAATATGATGTAAGTTATGAAGTGAGTGTTAAAGGAAAAGATATACCTACCATCGAAAATGGTGTGGAGAGAACTGAATATCAAAAAATAGAAAGCAAAAAGGAAAGAATAGAGTGGATATTAAATAATAAATTTAAATTTTCTGATTGGGAAAGTGTTATTAAACCTAAATATATTGAAGAAAAATATAATGTAGGTAAAATTTTAACAATACCTAGTTTATTTGCGGTAAATGAATGGTTGTTAAAAGAAAATAATGTATTTGAAAAATTTGCAGAAAATTGGATAGAAGAACAAGGGGCAGACTTTCTTTATTCTTTTGAGGGAATTACTGAAGAAGATATAAAAAAGGCTAAGGCTAAGGCAGAGTCCGAATTAGTGGAATCTAATAATGAAGGGGGATCTGATTTTCTTGGTTTAGATTTAGATTTTGATTTTGAGGCTATTAATAGTTTATTTGGTGGAATTAGAAAGGATGGTAATATCACTAATAAACTAACCTCAATAGTTAGTCAAACAACCGAAATAGTGGTTACTACACCAATAGAGAAGGGGGATATTAAAGTATCTCAAACTTCATTAGAATCATATTTATCTAGATTTAAGGATGGTTATAGTAAAAATTGTGTTAATGTAGATGTTGAAAAAATTGAAGAAACTGAAAAACAATCAGAAACGACAAATAATAGTGACTTAAAACTTAGTGTTTATAATTATTTTAAAACTATTTTTGATAAATGGGTTGCTGGTAGTAATAATGGTAAGGTTTTTATTGCCTGTGGTGACAAAACAGGAAATAATAATTTAATAGATTATTTTAGTTTTGTTAATAGGTCTTGGGGTGATATTGGTGATAAAGCAGCATGTAACTTATCAAGTGTAATAAATATTGCTTCAGACACTAGATTAAACCTATACCAATATATTGCAAAAATATTAAGAGACAGTAATTTTTTATTACAAATATTACCATCTTATATTAATTATAGAGATCCATTAGATGTAGAAAAAATGTTTACACCTATTACAGATATAAGTGACGGTTATAGTACTAGTCCTAAATATGTGTGTATGTTGGTAAATGGTAATAGTAAATCATTACAAATTGATGAAGACAATGTAGAATACATTAATGACGGAATAGATTTTAGTTTTGATGGTGAAGGTAAACAACCAAAAGGATTTGATGATGATGATGGAGATAAGATAGTTGCTTTTAGGGTTGCATTTGGTAATGAAAACCAATCTATATTTAAGTCACTAACACTTAATCAAAATGAAAATAACGCCACTGGAGAATATTATAAACAATTATCTAATTTAGTAGATAAAAGAGGTAAAACACAAAGTGTATTACAAGGTAATGATTTATATGATTTATTTTCTGTTAGATCTTATAAATGTGGTGTTAGTGGTTTAGGTAATATGAATATACAACCACTTATGATGTTTCAATTAGATAACGTA